ACCAACTTGGGGCAGCCAAAGCGACACAAAAAGCGCAGCAGTATGTTGATTTGGTAAGCGAGGCCGATCTTATGATTGGCAATCAAAAAGAAAACATTGTAAGAAAACTTGCTGATGGATCATTCTTGAGTGAAAAAGATCCAATGGAAGCTCCATTGACGACCTCTGAGGGCATTGACAACAAACTGGCTAAGGGGTTATCCGCAGTTATTGGGCAACCAGTAAATATGCAGTCAGAGCTTGGATGGGAAGATCGAAAAAATCTCGCATTCTTGACCGACCCTTCTAAAGATGAGTATCTCAAAGAAAAGTATGGTGGTCAGAATGTAAAGACGATGAATGTCATGGGTAAGCCCGTAAGGCTTATTAATGATGGAAGCAGTTGGTTTCCAGTTGATCGTTATGATATGACATCGAAAGATTTTATTGATGTTCTTGGTGAGGTTGGACCAATGATTGGTTCTATTGCTGGTGGCATTGGTGGAGCCGGATTGTCTAAGACTCCAGCTGGCACGGCAATAGGAAGTGCTGCTGGATATGCCGCTGCTGGAACGCTTCAGGACTCGCTTGCAAAGGCCGTGATGGGTGCTGGAGAAGGATTCGGCAATTCCATTATGCGTCGATCAACAGAGGCAATGATTGGGCTTCCAATTGAATATGGGCTCACTAAAATTGGTGGTGCGCTTCTTCGTGACGTAGCAACAATGAGGAAGGGTGCTATTTCAGAAAGAACAAAGTTAATCAACGAAGCTGGTGAGTTTCTTGCCAAGGAAGGATATCCAACAAGTTTGGCTCGATTTGCAAGTGGGAGCGTCGAAAGCCAAGAGAAAATGCTTCGTGCCGCCCAAAACCTGCCAAATTCCAAAATTGGTCAAGACTTAGCTTTTGGAGCAAAACGGCTTGCCACATTTATGGATGATAGCGTTTCAAGGCAAGCACTTCCAGATAGCCTTTATGAGCAGACCGTGAAAGCGGTAAAAGCCGATAACGATCTTTATCTGAAACAAGTTGCAATTTCAGATAGTGCTACTGCCGAAACGTTAAAGAGAAGCGCAAGCGAGGAAATGCAACGGCAAATGTATAAGCCGAAAATTGATGAGGGTGCTGCGGCACTATACTTGCAAGAATCACTTGGAAAGGGCAAGGCTGTTGCGGAACAAGCCAAAAAGGACGTTTATGACTCATTTTATCAAGAGGCCGACTCCGTTGTCAGCGTGAACCCAATTGAGTTGGCTGAAAGGCTTGAAAGATCATTTTATGGGGGTGCGTCAAGGCCAGCGGAGATTCAAAAGGTTATAAGCAACTTAAGGGCAAGACCACAAAACGCTAATAAAATTATTGATCTTCAAAAGCAAATTGATGGCGGGAAACTGTCGCCAGAAGCTGAGAGCATTACCCGTAGAAAAATTCAAGAACTTGAGGAAATCTCTGGTCCGCTTAGTGCGAGTCAATTGGATGAACAGGTAAGGATTATACGGGATCAAGCTCCATCTGGTCCAGTTGCAGGTAGTGGTGCAAATGAGTTGAAAAGAGCAGCAAGCACCGCAGAGAGGGTTGTTACGCAATTTCGTGACGATGTTTATAAAAATACTTACGACAAATCAGGAAAAACTAAATTATACGACAAGTGGTCTGATGCTACGAATAAGTATCAAAACTTTCTTGACTATACGCAAACTGATCTTGCTAAGATTCTAGAGAACAGGTTGGGGAAAACCATGACTTCAGGCGATATTATGAAAGCCGCCTATAAATCACCGGAAGACGCAAACTTGATTCTTTCTGTAATCAAAAGAGATGATCCAGCAAACTTCCCGGCATTTGAGCGTTCCATGCAAGAATCCTACTTGAATAAGATTGGACTAAACGGAAGACAACTTGGCTCTGGCAATGAGTTTAGTTTTGATGAACGAATCGTAAGGGAGTTGTTTGATTCTGGAACAGGAGTTAATGGACAACGAATGGTTGGTAAGCTGAAAGATTTGCAGTCTTACTTTAATGCTCAAAAACTTGATTCGTCTAAAATCACATTTGATGACCTGAAACAACTAGAGGGCGTGGTGTCTCAAGACGCAATTAAAGAGATGAAGTTTTCTATTGCAAATAGGATATCAAATCAGCAAAAGGCCGAGAAACTTGGGCGCAACGTTTTGATTAAGGACGTTCTGAACGGACACAAGGAATCAATCACTAGGGGCGAGTTTCCTAGAGCATTGTTTGATGCTGAACCTGCACAGGTAAAAAAGGTGTTTTCTAAACTTAATCCAGCTGAACAAAAGGCAATTCGAGAAGATTTTGCTGAACACGTATTTTCTCGTTACCCCGGTGATCCTGATTCAACGGCAATGAGATTGCAGCTTTGGGATGGTGATCGTTTTCTCAAAGACGTTGCGGCAAATCCTAAGCTAAAACAAAACATGGAGATCGCCCTTGGCGAAGATTTTGTTAATAGGATGACCGCTGCTTCTCGTCTTACTGAGGCAACTCAAACAGTGTCAAAGGGAGCCAGTATCAAGCCAACTGGTGTTGCGACTCCAAAAGAAGCTCGCTTCTTTGTCCCTATTGGCCCAATTATGAATTCTATTGGAACACGGGCTACTGCGGCAATGTATAGGGCTGGATCATTGTTTCCGCTTCTTGGAAAGATGTCTCAGAAAGAGCTTACTCAAGAGCAGTTCCAAAAAGAAACGTCAAAAGCACTAGGCACGGCGTTGCTCACGGCAAATGGAATCCAAGCCACATTACAGACTGGCAAGTATGATCCTGAATGGTCGCGTCGTCTTGGACAAACTCTTGGGACGGCATCAAAAGACTCTATTGATTATGCCAAGGCATTTGGATACGGAACAAGGTTTTGATTAAAAGAGTTGCATCTCAAAAAAGTAAAGGTTAAGAAATCAAAGTGACTTCGGAACCAGCACCAATTGATCCAAACGAGAAGCTAAAAGCGGAATACGTTGACGAGCGAGAAGACAAGTCCGCTTGGTTTCTTGAGGTCAAGGAGCGTGCGAAGCTATCTCCGGGCAACTGTGTCGAACACTACGCCCCAAACAAGGCCGCAATGGCCCTGTGGCTGGCCGCACAAGGCGCGAGGATAACCGACATCCAGAAGAAGACGGGGCTTGGCAGAGAGACGATCAGGGGCCTGCAATGGCGTCACAATGATACGCTGGAGACAAAGCGCAAGGAGTTCAGCATGAGATACGCAATTGCGGCTCAGGACTACACGGATTTGCTCTTTGAGCGTTCCCAACAGTTGTTTGATAATCCAGAAGAGCTTGCTAAGATTAGCCCTGATAAGCTTGCTGTAACGGTGGGCATCCTGACTGATAAAGCCGCTCAACTGACCGGAATGGCATCCTCAATCGTGGAGCATCGCAAGGGCGCAAGTATTGATGATGCTGCGAAAATGATCTTTGATGCAAAGGCTCGTATTGCTAGCAAGATCAAGAGTGATGCCATTGATGTTGAAATCATTGACGAACCAAATAGCTTCTGATAAAAATCAAGCGTCAACCGGATGTGTGGTCCAGAAGACGCTTTAACACAAAACATAAATGACTATGAAAAGTGCTGAGAAAAATAAGCCAGAACAAATACTGGATGTCAAGAATATATCCGATTATTTGGATTACGATCCAGAAACCGGGATTTTTACTTGGAAGATCAAAACAAAAACAAGCAGTGCTGGAGACGTTGCTGGACGAGCAAATTGGCGCGGATACGTTTCAATTTGGATCAATGGGAAGCCGCATTACGCTCACCGATTAGCTTGGGCGTTTTGTAATGGTTCATGGCCTATTGGCGATATTGACCATATAAACGAAGACAAGTCTGACAATAAGATATGCAACTTGAGATTGGCTAGCCGATCTGAAAACATGTTCAACCGTGGTCGTAATAAGAATAATACTTCTGGGGTGAAAGGAGTGGTTTTCTGTAAGACAACGCAAAAATGGAGAGGGCAAATCATGGTTGATCGGAAAAGCGTCAATCTAGGAAGGTTCAAAACCAAGGAAGAAGCGGCAAATGCGTATATGCGTAAGGCTCAAGAAGTTAGGGGGGATTTCGCCAAATGCTAAAATGGACAGAACACCCAATCCTTGCTATTCCCACGGATGAGGAAATAGCCTACATGGATGCTAGCGAGTTGATGGATTACCATCGAATTCGTGAAGAAGCTATTCGTAACGCTGCAAGAGATCCGTTCAGGTATGGGTGGAAGTTTGAAAATTGGAAGAAACTTGAGCAATGCCTTGAGACAAGAAACGAAGCTCTTATTAGCGGCGGAAATCGAAGTTCCAAGACTCAAGTAGGAGCATACTTTGTAGTCAAGGCTGCTATTGAAAATCCAAACTCAGACATTTTTTGTTTCGCCCAGAATGCAGAGGTTTCAATTCGGCAACAGCAAGCGGCTGTTTATGACTGGATGCCTGCGGAATTCAAGAGCAAGCAAACCAGTCAAAACACATATCTTTCTTATTCAAGAAAGAACGGATGGACTGACAATTCTTTGATTTTACCAAACGGATCACGAATTTCGTTCAAGACATATGCTGCCTTCGCAAACAACCAGACCATTTTAGAAGGAGCTGAGCTTGGATCTAAAGAAGCAACATGGCTGAACATTGGGACTTGGTGCGACGAAATGCTTGGTGGCCCTGAACTGGTTGATACGTTAAGATTCCGGTTGGCGACTAGAAACAGCAAAATGATGCTTACGTTTACTCCAATTTTTGGATATACTGAGCTAATAAAGCAATATCTTGATGGTGCTAAGGTTCTTGAAAGTCGGGAGGCGGAACTGCTAAACAACGAAATTGTTCCCACGATCCTAGAATGCAAAAACATCAAGGGGACTATTCATTACTTCCACTCTCAAGATAATCCGTTTGGCGGTTATGATCGGATAAAACAAACCCTACTTGGAAAAACAAGAGAGGAAATCCTAATCAGAGCTTATGGAATCCCAACAAAAGCGGCGGCGACCAAGTTTCCCAAGTTTAATAAGGTGGTCAACGTGGTTCCTCCTTCCTCCATCCCAACCAAGAACATCACGCGCTATCACGTTATTGACCCTGCTGGGGCGAAGAACTGGTTCATGTGCTGGATCGCAATTGACGAGACGGGAACCTTCTGGGTTTACCGCGAATGGCCGGGAGTTGACGTTGGTGACTGGGCGGAATGGAAAGGCGGGAAGTGGATGCCGGGGCCGGGATCTAAAGGTCAAGGGTTTGGTATCCGGGACTATATCGAGGCGATTCAGGAAATGGAAGGCGACGAGGAGATATTTGAACGCCTTATCGACCCTCGCCTTGGGGCTGCAAAGTATCAGGTGCAGGATGGTTCCTCCTCGATCATTGAGGACTTAAGCGAATCAGGCATGGTTTGCATCCCTGCGCCGGGGCTGGATATCGACGATGGGCTTCAAGCGTTGATTGGTAAGATGTCTTGGGACACAAGTAAGCCGCTAGACTCCGTTAACCGACCGAAATTTTATGTCAGTTCTGACTGCGAGAACATAATTCAAGCACTCAGCGAATACACTGGCGAAGGGGGGCTTAAGGAAGCGTGGAAAGACCCAATTGACGTTTGCCGTTACGCTGCCATTGCCAATCTCGATCACGTTGACAATAGCCAATCATTTGTTACAACTCACGGGTCTGGAGGATACTAGTATGAAAAAACAAGCAACTAAAGCAGCGAAACGGGGACGACCCGCAAAGAAAACGATAATTATTGACGAGTCACCATGCAGCCTTGATAGCCTTATCGAGCAGCAAATTGATGATGACTTCATTGTTATGCGTGTCTGCAACAACCCAAGTTGGGTCATTGTTCGCATGGACGGACTGGCAGTTCCGGTAAAATGCCCATCTCGCCTATCAAACAAACTTGTTGGCAAACGCATTAAAGTATGCCTAGTATCTGCTGACCCCGAGGATTATTACGAATACGCATCATGACTGAATCACTAGAACTAGAGGACGAATCCCTTATTTACGCTGACAAAGAGCCAGACGTTAATGCGTTAACTGATGCGTATGATACTTGCCTGATTGATCTCGAATACTATTTTGAGTCTTGCTTGAGATCTTACAATGACCGTCGCAACATTTGGGATGGCAAGTCTGACGATCTTCGCAAGAACGGGGCAAATGCATTTCCGTGGCAAGGTGCTTCTGACCAAGAGGTTAACGTGGTTGGCGAGCGGATTGACATGTATGTGTCTTTGTTCGACCAAGCCCTTCAGCGCAGTCACATCAAGGCGTTCCCAACGTCCATGGCTTCAATGCCGCGAGCTTCTGTTGTATCGTCGTTCCTCAAGTGGATGCGATCAACCTATATTCCTGACTTCAAAAACCAAATGGAGTTGGGAGCAAACTATTTGCTAGAGAAGGGGATTATGGTATCCTATGTTGGATGGAAGCGAGAAAAAAGAACATATCTGCAACAAGTCACCATCGACCAAATTGCCCAACAATCCCCTGATCTAGCGAACCTTATTATTGATGGGAACGATGACGAGATGCTTCTTGGATTGATCCAGCAAGCGTTTCCAGACCTATCGAGCAAACGCTCCAAGAAGGCGATCCGTGATATGCGGAAGACTGGGATGGCTGAAATCCCGCTTCCTCGCCAAACCGTCGATTGCCCAATTGTTTATTCCTGCGCCCCGGATGGAGAGGTGATCTTCCCACCGTATGTATCCGACCCCCAACGCGCTCCATATATCTTCTGGCGCACGTTCTTGACGGCTCAGGAGCTTGAGAAGAAAGTGACCAATGAGGGCTGGGATCGAAAATGGGTCGATCACGCTATCTCCAATCTGCGCGGCAAAGACTCAATGTATCTCGATGGCGAGAGCGTAAAAACCGTCACTCGTTTGCCAATCACTGACGACAATGATCTTGTAATGGTTGTCTACGGCTACCAACGCCTGATCGACGAAGAGGATGGTTCCGAGGGCATCTATTGCACCGTGTTCCATCCCACTACTGATGGCTACGCAAAGCATGAGCTTCTCAATGGATACGATGACTACCCGTTCGTCGTGACGCGACTGGCCAATGACCAGAAGCGCATGTATGAAGTGCAGACGTTCTCAGACGTCCTGCGTGGCGCACAGATGCAAATCAAGACCGAGCGTGACAGTCGCATTGACCGCTCCTCATTGGCCACCTTACCACCGCTGATGCACCCTGCTGGTCGCCCACCATCCGACTGGGGTCCGGGTCGCCGTGTTCCTTATCGCCGCCTTGGGGAGATCGCGTGGGGGCCAATCCCACAAATGGACCAAGGTTCGGTGGAAGCCGAGATGTCCATGCGAGCGCAAGCAGATCGTGCTGTTGGACTTGATCTGTCCAATCCGCTTACTGCTGCCCGTCAACAATTTTACATTGGCAAGTTCCTCGATCATGTCCGTGATGTCTTGACGATGGCGTGGAAGCTATATCAACGCATGGGTCCAGACGAAGTGTTCTTCCAAGTAACTGGCAATCCAAATCCGCAGACGATGACCAAGGGCAGTCCTGACGAAAACTTCAGCATTACGGTGTCGTTTGACTCATTGACCACCGATCCTGAGACTGCCGAGACGCAACTCAAGAACATGGTTTCGCTTGTTCAGCTTGATCGCAATGGCGTTCTGGATGTCAATAAGCTACTTGAGTTCACCGCATCAAGCATCAACCCGATTTTTGCGGACTATGTGCTGCAACCAGTCGAGGAAGCGCAGCAAAAGGTCGCCAAGAACGTCACTGACGACCTTGCGAAGATCTTTGCTGGTATTGAGGTTCCTGCCCAGCCAAACGGCGCACAGATCGCCATGCAGATGGTTCAAGCCTACGTCCAGCAGCCAGACATCATGCAACGCGCTCAATCCGACGAAGCCTTTGGTGGTCGCCTTCAGAAATACATGGAGCAATACCAAATGATGATGATGCAAGCGCAGAACGCTGAAATCGGTCGCATTGGAACCGCCCCCGCCCAAATGGGAGGCGTGACAACTCAAGGAATGCAACAATGAGCGAGAAGCGATTCAAGAAGGTCGTCACCAACCCTGAAACGGGTCGCAAGAAAACTGTCAAGTATGGGCAGAAAGGTGCGACTATCTCTCCCGGCTCGGCCAAGGGCGATTCTTATTGCGCGCGCAGTGCCAAGATCAAGGGTGACTGGAAGTCTGATCCAAACTCACCGAATAGCCTGTCGCGCCGCAAATGGAAGTGCAGTGGAAGCAAATCAATGAAATAACCTTATGAAAAGCAAAACAAATGGCTGCGGCCACAAGGAAGAAAAAGAATACGGCAAGGGCAAAAAAGGAAAAGGATACGTCGAGATTGAAATCAAGATGGGTCGTATGCCGAAGAAGAAAGCTAAACGCAAGTAGTCCATGAAAAAGCCTAAAACAAAAGCAGCCAAGCAAGCTAAGATTGCAAAGGTCATGGGTGAATACAAGGCTGGAACACTACACGCCGGAGTTAATCCTAAAGGCCCAAAGAAAGCCACCCTAGCTAAGAGCCGCGCTCAAGCAACTGCAATTGCAATGAGCCAAGCAGGAATGTCTAAACGTAAATAACATATATGACTCCATTGCCAAAACCAACTATTCAGCAAGCAGTAGAATCGCTTTATGACCGCGACGAGTTCAAGGCGATTGTTCAATTCATCCGTGACGAGCGTGAGCGGTTCTTTACCGATCTCCGTCAATGCGTTGAGACTAATGAAGTTATGAAGATCGTTGGAAGCGTTTCTACGCTAGACGAGCTACTGTCGTTGCTTACGGTTGAAAACAGTTGACAGTTTTTTCAACTTAATGCTTTAATCCCTGTGCGCTGGTGAATGTCTGACCACTGTAATTAGCGTGTGTTTTGTGGGTTTGTGTCATACTGAGGTCGTAGGGTTTTCGTTTTCCCTACGACCTCTTTTTTGTGTCGATTCCCATACCTTACTAAATTGCTTGACATACTAATGATTATGGTGTTGATTCTTTTTGAACACGCACCGCCGAGCGTAAATGGCGTTCTAAACAAACATTATGAGTAATCCAGAAGCTACCGCCGAAGCTATTGAATCGGTGTCTAATTTGTCATTCGAGGAGCTTGTAGCTCAACGTGTGGCCCGCCAAACCTCTCCAGAGGAAGAGCCTGAAGAAGAGTCCGAGGAATCTGCTGAAGCTGACGAAGAACCTGCTAGTCTAGAAGACGAGGAATCGCCAGAATTGGAAGAAGAACCCGAAGATGAATCCGAGGAGGAAGCCGAAGAAGAGTCCGAAATTGACCTGCTGTCTCTTACGACTGAGCAGATTCAATCTTTAGCCAAAAAGGGGAAAAGCCGATTGCTGCAACGCATTGGTGAGCTAACCGCTCAGAAAAAAGCCTTGGAGGAGAAGATTCAATCGCAACCTCAGTCGCAAGCCAAAGTTGTTCCTCAAGACGAAAATCCTTTCCGCGAAGTTGCTTCATTTGAAGCCCTCAAAGGAAAGTATGACGAGCTTGAACGGACGCTTGAAACGACTGATGAAATCCTAGAGGAACATGAAGATTATGGTCCTGACGATATCATCGTAGTTGGCGACAAAGAGTTCAGCAAAAAGCAAATTCGGAAAGCAAACCGAAATGCCCGCGAAGCACTGACCAAATACATTCCCGCCCAGCAACAGCATCTTATTAAGATCGCCCAGTATGAGGAAATGTCCAAGCAGTATTCAGAGGCAGCTAAGAGCGAAGTCCCCGAAATCCAAGACGAAGAGTCCGAGATCGGGAAGAGCTACAAGGCACTGGTGTCGGACCCGTTGATCGACCGCATTAAAGCGCAAGTTCCAGAAATCGGATTCCAAATTGAATATATCTTGGCTCACGCCGCTCGTTCCCTTTACGGAAACAAGAAGATCAAGACGCAATCAGCGATGGGAAGTAAGTTGAAGGTAAATCCATCTTCGACCCCATATGGTGCTGGTGCAGCGAAGTCTTCTTCCCCCGCAAAGGCTAAGGTAGGAGATGCGTATAACCGCTTTGAAAGAAGTGGTAGCCCGGAAGAATGGATTGCTGCCAGAATCGCTAAATTCAAATAACTTCTAAATATCAAATATCATGCCAATTAGTGCTACCTATCAACCAAATGCGCCCCAAGCCAAGACTGGCAAGGGTTCCGCAATCGCCAACCGTGAGGATCTCAGCAACGAACTTGCTATCCTTGCTCCAGAAGAAACCCCAATCCTGTCGCTTTGCTCCAAAGGCAAGGCAGCATCGACGTTCACCGAGTGGACTGTTGATTCCCTCGCATCCCCAGTTACGACGGGTATCTCCGAAGGTTCCGACGTCACCTCGTTCAGCGACAAGTTTGCTGACCGCGCTCGTCTGGGTAACTACATCCAACTGATGCGCCGGGATTACCTCGTGTCGAACCTGCAACAAGCTGTTACCAGCGTTGGTCCTGCCAATGTTGCTCAAGCTGAAGCAAAGTCGATGCGTGAAATCAAGCGTGACATCGAGGCTACTATCGCTTCCGACAACGAAATGACTGTCGAAAATGGTGCTGGCACTCCTTACGGTATGCGCGGCCTTGGCAAGTGGATTCAAGCCACCGCCCAAGCCACCAACGCTGTTCCTGCTGACTATCGCACCCCTTCCGGTTCGATCCTTGCCACCACTGTTACTGAATCGACCTTCAACACCATGTTGGGTTCGATCTTCAGCAAGAATGGTGAAATGAACAGCCTGACGCTCGTTGCCAACACGGCTCTTCGCCAAGTTATCAGCGGCTTCACCCGCGCTCAACCTGCGAGTGCTGGCGTCACCTATCATGTCAATCAAGACGCGACCAGCAAAGCAATCACGCTTTCGGTCAACCTCTATGATTCCGACTTTGGTATCGTGAAGATTATCAACGGCAACCCAAGCTGTATGCCAACCGGATCGACCAATGTTGGTTACGTCCTGAACCCTAAGTATCTTGGTTTCAACACCTTGATCCCAATGGGCGGCACTCGTCTTGAGAACCAAGGCGGTGGCGAACGTGGCTACGTTGATGTTGCTGGCACTCTCTGTGTCAAGCATCCGCAAGCACACGGCAAGATTGCTTACTAATCAAATCAAATAAGAAAGAAATAATAATATGCCTCAACTATCTAATCAAGAATCGCGTGGGTTTACTCACTATTTCCGCCTGAATGCCACGGACCTTGTTGCTGCTGGAACGTCTGCCAAAGTTATTGGTGTAGTTCCTCGCGGCGGTATTGTCACCAATGCAGCAGTAACTGTCCTTACGGCTATCGCAGGCGCATCTGATATTACCATCACCCTTGGTGTCACGGGAACTGCCGCAGGTTTTGTTGCGTCAACTGACCTTGACGCTCTTGTAGCAACTGCCTACAACAGTGGGACGTTGCTAGACACTGAGCCGGGTTATGTCAACAACACCACCTCGCCAGTCAGCATTATTGCTACCCTTGGCGGGACGGTGGCTAGCATCACTGCTGGTGAAATTATCTTGGGTCTTACCATCCTTGATCCGTTTGCCATTGCATTGAATGCCTAAATCCTAATCGGGAAGGGGTGGCTTAAAACGTCGCCCCTTCCCTTTTCTTGCCAATGATTTGCGACGACGCTATTACTGACGCTCTGGTTAAAGAGTTATGCTCTGGACGAAAGTTCAAAGAAGCACTCCAGAACAAGCGCGAGATCGAAGCCGCTGCTGAAGCAAGAGCCATGAGGGAAGCCAAGTCCACGTTGGGTAAACCAATCGGGGCTATCCCTCAATACGAGTATCTAAACATCGCAACCAAATACGGTTCCGAATGCTGGGATGATCGTTCATTTGTCCGTGACTTTTTCAAGTCCCAGTCACACCTGAGGGCAGGAAACATTTAATATGCAAACCAAGACATACGCTGAATTGTTTGCGCTTATCCAAGCACTTTGCGGAGTGGTGTTTGCATCTATTGAGACTCCCCGAATCAAGGCTTTAATCAACCGTCGCGCCTTGCGAGCATATCGTTCCAGCAACTACTGGACAAGATTTCTAAAGATTGGTGAGGAACGCGCTGTTGCCAGTTCTGTAATTCCATACTCTGAAGGTAGCCTTTCTTCAATTGACACGTTTCTGCGTGTTTATAAGCAAGCCCCATACATCGCGTCTTCCGTCCAAGAGTATGACATTATGGTTACGTCCGCTGGAGCAACGCTTGTCTGCGGTGATTTGAATCCTTCCGAGGCATACGTTACATACAAGGCGCAACTTGTTGATACTTATGGAGATGGTAGTGGGGAAC